AAAAGAAGTTGATACAGTTCCTCGTACAGTGCCATTCTCGCACAAAATTCCTACGTCGTTTCCTGAACCAAACGCACTGACAAAAATTTCACCCATCAATACAGCGTAAATTGCCACTTTCTGGTTAATCAACGTCGTGTCTCCGTACATATTAATCTTTGATGTTCCGCCGACATAAANTGCATTATATCTTGCAAGTGTTTTTGTGTTCTCTGCGAATTTACATCTATTGATTGCCATATAGCCACTTTGCTCATTTCTGATTCCATAGTCTGCTCCGTTTGCTGTATCCACAATTTGCATTCCAGCAACTTGACAATAACCTTTGCAAGCAGTGAAACAAATGGATCGCTCATTTCTGATTCCATAGTCTGCTCCGTTTGCTGTATCCACAATTTGCATTCCAGCAACTTGACAATAACCTTTGCAAGCAGTGAAACAAATGGATCGTATTTTAACAGGTAAATCTGATTTTAATGGATCAATAGTGTCAAAATTATCGATAGGTCGAATTAAAAATGATGTAAAATTTAAATTTCTAATCATAATATCNTCCAAGTAAACTCCNCTATCAATCCAAACCGTAATAGAACCTGTTGTAATCAGAGGAATATTATTGACTGCTGTTTGGATGGTAAGAAATGGCTTTTCTTCNGATCCATCACCAGAAATATCGCTACCGTTTTTTGAAACGTACATATTTATTGGCTCACTATACCCACCAATAATCTGTTGGACAGACTTGTTCAATTGNGATCCATCACCAGAAATATCGCTACCGTTTTTTGAAACGTACATATTTATTGGCTCACTATACCCACCAATAATCTGTTGGACAGACTTGTTCAATTGTTGAACTTGCTCTTTTTGACTATCCATGTTTGTATTCAGTTCGCTAATTTGTTCGTCCGACAGATTTTCATGTTCTAATAGTCTGCCATGCAGTGTGTCAAAAACTTCCCCTTTATTGTTAACTCGTGCATCAACCACTTCATTCGGCGATTCGCCACCTGAATGTCTGCCATGCAGTGTGTCAAAAACTTCCCCTTTATTGTTAACTCGTGCATCAACCACTTCATTCGGCGATTCGCCACCTGAATGAAGCACGAGATTATCGATTCGACTGTTCGTTGATTTGTCTTGATCAGATAGTTTCTTTTCGAGATTATTTAGATAGTCCACATTTTGGTTAAATGTTTCTTTCCACTTCAAAGCAATATTGTTTGATAATAATTTAATTAACCCCATTTACATCAGTCCTTTCTTAGCAAGATTCGCCAGTATTGAGGTGATTGTTTTCTTGGTATTTGATAATACAATCTCTGGCGCTTTATTAGGGATAGCTGGATGATTAGTAATTCCCAGAACTTGAATGTAGGTACTTATATTCAAAGGTTCATAAACAAAAAGGACCTTATCCCCTTTGTTAAGAGATACGGCCCATTTTAGTGTTACGGATCCTGAAACATCTGGATAGTCGTGTAACTGCTGTTTTAGATATTCAATCATATTATTTTGAATAGTGTAACGTTCGTCTTCTATTGGTCCTTGTATCCTGATTCCCCATTTCTTTGATTCGGGACTAGTATAAGTAATTGGATTAAAATAATATGAGCCATCTTCTTTTTTCTTACCAAATCCTTTAATTTGTGTTTTCAAAGCATAAGTATCAATATCAAACGACACTTCATCCGTATTATATTTATATCGGATTTGTTGTTCGGTTATATTTCCATATTCTGAAATGGGATAAAATACTAAGTGCTTATTGTTTGGTATCACAACAGCACCGTAATCTTCCAAAATTTCATTGATGAGATTTAAATAATTATCGTTTCCAAAATTCTCCTGTTCTTTCTTTAAAAATACATTGTTGGGATCCACCACTTCCCAACTGAATCCACGATTTCCTGCTTTAAAAATATGAGTCAACAGGTCATTAATCGACTTTGTTCCGGAAACAGTATCATACTGTCGGCCATCTTGAATGGTGTAATAAATGTGGGTGGCTACGATGTCTTTATATATTTGGCTCCCAGAAGCATATGATCTCATCTGTTTGATTGAGTACTGTTGACCGTCAAATACAACATAGTTTTCATAATCGATTAAGTCGAAGGTTATCTGATTCCCTTTTGTCCTTGGTACAGTAACAGATAACTCCCATGTTTCATTTTGTTGCCACGAGACAGAAAAAGAATCCTTATCGTAGTTAATAAGGATTTCCTCTTTTGTTTCTTCATAATTGCGTATTAATATGTTTTTCAAAGTATCACCTACTTATACAAGAAACGGAAATCCCAAGAAGATTTCACTCTAGTAATATTTTGAATTTCGATTTCATTGACCCCTTCAGCTAAAGTGATTAGTCCATGGTTTGTATCAATACCACAGCTTACACCATTCAATTTTGGGTATACACCATCCAAAACTAACGTCTGACCGAGATTTGTAGAAAGTGATGGATAATAAATAAAGCGATCACCCGTTGTTTTATTAAAGATGTTAACATTTCCTTCGGATTCTCCTTCTAATGTAATTCGTAAATCGGATTCTCTTGGATCAATTTCAAAACTACCAGCATTGAAAATAGTGAAATGACTTGTGTTATGTGAGTAACTATAGTCTTCGGAAACTAAGCCTTGAGAGAATTGCCAATCATCTTCCAAACTAAAACTTGATAGTGTCGTTGCCATCGATTCAGAATATCCTTTATAGGCGGAAAATGATACAACACAATTTCCTTTAAAATATGCCTTTTTGGTTATAGTCATACTCTCAACGATCACTGGAAATCTTTTGCCAGGTTCTTTCGTATAGATAAAGTAGTATTCAGCTTCTTTATTAAATAGTTCTCTCAACTCTGTTTCAGTTAAAATAAGATCATTTAAGTTGTCTGCAAAATAATCAAACTCAAAAGTGATAGGAAAGGAGTCAAATGAGTGTGTCAGCAGCTTTTTTCCTACTGAACCTGCATAAGAAGAAAATTCATTTTTAGGTACTGGCATCCCAATTTTTATATCAATGATTTTTATTCGGTAATTTGCTAGTAAGTCAAATTTACCTGTACTAAATTGGAGAAATACTGATGTTTTATCATCCATTGAAATTCTTTCCTCTCATATATAGTTTTCTTGCTAATGATGAACCAGTATATTCATCTACACTTTTGCTGACTTTCTTACCGTCTAGATGACTAATTACTTCAACTGGACGATTATTCAAAGCTTGAGACAGCTTCTGAAGTGAACTTTCTGAAATTTCGCTTGTTAAAAATCCACTCGAATTGCTCGATGCGTTGCTTACTGAAGCTGGTCTAAATTGTTCTCTGGACTGAATGGCTTTCATTATTAAAGCATCTGCAGAAGGTTTAGCAGGATTTATCATAAACTCTTTTGGATAAGCTGGGTCTTCTCCAATCCAAGCCAACTCAGGACCATTCACTTCTCCACCATCAGCATAACCATGCCCCATTCCGATATTTGCAAAGAAGCCAGCGCCTGTTCCATATTGAGCCATGATATATCTTAAACCGGCTAAGATACTATCATATCCATTAAAAATATTGCCATGACCTGGCATCTTATAAGCATTGAAAGTAGCACTAATTGTTTGCATCAATCCTTTTGCTAAGTCTCCAGTAATGGTATTACTATCTGTATAACCACCTTGAACAGCTTTCTCATTTCCGCCTGATTCTGTTTGGATCTGACTAATGATTCTGTCTATATGCCCTTTATCTGTTGGAAATCCGACCATTTTTGCAGCCTCAATTACTTGGCTTCGCCATCTTTCAGCACCTGAACCAGCAGGAGAACTACCGCCTCCTGCTTTGAAAATATCTCCTGATCCTAATTTACCAGTGATATGCAAATGGTCGTAATGATCATTATCTGGCCATGGCTCCCATGCACCAGTTGCTGGTTGACCTGATTGGCCAGTTCTATCACGCACTTTTCCCTGTGTGATAACATATCCAACTTTATCAGCAAAATTCTCAAATACCCAGTTTGCAGGATCAAAATATTTGCTTGAACCATTCATACTTGATGGATAAGCAATATCAATCGCTTGATGCTTCCCATGCCAATATGGATCTCCTGGTCGGTAACCTGAAGTAATCCCGCTCATACCGAATTTCCTAACGGCTTGGTTTGCAATATCTACTAAATATTTATAGACATTATCTGCCATTGCACCATCGAAACTACCACCGCCATTTTCTTCGTTGAACTTATCAAAGAAACTTTGTGCGTATTCGATGATCTTATCTTTTATGCTAGAGATACCGCCTGCAGCTACTTTATATTCAGCTGAATCTCCAAGGTTGTCTAAAAAGTCAGAAACACCAAGTTTATCAGCAATCGTATCATAAGCTTTGCCGGCACCATCTGAAACGAAAGACCATACATCTTTAGCTTTATCTTTAACCCAATCAAACATATTCGTGATAGTACCCCAGACACCGTCTTTGTGTGCGGGTAGCCCCTTTGTCATTGCCAAGAATTCTTTAGACATATGATGGGGTAAAATTGAAGTACCAGCTTGCAGAGGACGAATTTCTGGACCGCTAACACCCACAGGGAAAATACCTTTAGATGGATGATGAGCAAGCTCGAATCCTTCTTCCCCAACCAGAGCAATTTCGTCTTCGGTCAATCCACTAGAACCTTTTGCATGTGCACCAAATTTGAAATTAATAAGGTCGTTTCCCCAATCTTTGTTCAATGCATGTATCAAATGGCCAATACTATGTGCGACACCTTCAACAATGGATCCCATGTTTGTTTTCATTTCATCCCAAGAGCCTACAACTTCACCTGTTTCACCATCAACAGCACCTTTGTGTTCTCCGGCCTGTTGGGTTGCTTGATCTACTACTTCTTTATGAGTTTCTTGGGCTTTCTTTATTGATTTATCCCTTTTATCAGTAGCAGCTGTGACAGTATCATCTCGCTCTTTCTTTGCTTGTTTCACAACCTCATCATACTGTTTCTTGGACATAGTCCCATTTTCATAACGTTCTTTGTCTGCTTTTTCAACAGTTTCTTTGTATTTTTTATCAGCGGCACTTATTGAATCATTTGCTGTTTTTTTGGCATCTTTAATGATCGTGTCACGTTGTTCTTTAGAATTTAAGATAGCATTTTTCATTTCTTCATGAGAGAGTTTGCCTTTATGTTCCTTTAAACTTTGAAGGATATCTAATTGTTTACCGGAAGCAATTTTTGTTTCTGTACTGATTTGTTCATTCAAATTTGTTTCGGCTTTTCTCATTTTTTTAGCATATTTTTCCTGCTCTTCTTCAAGTTCTTTGTTTAATTCTTTTTTATATTCTTTACTATCTTTTCCATGTTCTTTTGCGATATCTTGGAGTTTTTTGGTACCACCTTTTTCGATTTTTTCCACATTGGCATAATGTTCACCAGAATAAACTTGCATAGCCTTGAGAGCTTTTTGATGATTCTTTTTCTGTTCACCATCATTTTTCTTTTGTTTAGCTAGGGCTTTATCAGCTTCTTTTTGGGTCATTAATCCATTTTTAACGAAATAATCATAATCACCTTTAGATGATTTTTCTTTCTTTTTATAATATTTTTGTATAGAGTCTGACATATCTTTGAATATTTCAGTCGTTTGGGCTTTCTGTTTTTTTAATTCTTTATCGCCTTTTGGTGTTTTGACAGCTATTTTATTAAGTTTTTCCATCTCTTTGGTGTAAGTTTTTGAAAGCTCTTTTGCATTTGATCCTACATTTTTACTAAATTTTTTAGTTATATCATGCCCTATATCTCCCAAAAAGTTCGTTAAATTAGGTGCATGGCTTTTAAATCCTTTGCCAATATCTTTCCCTAGATTTTTACCTAATTCAGTTCCGCCAAGTCCACCCAATCCTGCACCAATTGCAGTTCCAATTCCTGGTAAAATAGCAGTTCCAATAGCTGCTCCTGCCGCACTTCCACCTAAAGAACCACCAAAAGCCCCTAGTTTTGAAGAAACTGATCCTTTACCCAACAGTTCAGTTGCACTGGCAAGTACCCCAGCAAAAGGTAGCGCTTTGCTTACTCCTTTACTTAGTTTTGCTAACCCACCTAGTTTAGAAACAGACTCTAGTGCATCATCAGCAATAGTAGCGACTCCTTTACCACCTTTTGGTAAGATTGTTTCAGCAATTTCAGCACCCACATTTCCTATATTTTTAGTACTTGCCTTTTTCCCAAAAGAAAGGCCACCACCGCCTAAAAAATCAGTAATTGTTTCAATAGCAGTCATTTCCATTAATGTTTTTTTTGCTTCTTTTAACATGGTAATGAATTCATAGCCTTTTTTAACAGCAAACATTATAACCAGTGCTTCGCCAAAGAGCTTTATTTCATCTTTGTGTTTGGCTATTTTCCCAATTATTTCGTTAATTAATTCAAGGGGGTCTTTAACACTTTGGGCATTTTCATCAACTAATCCAAGCATTTTACCGACATCAAAAAGTAAATCTTTACCTTCTTCCCATGCCCCTGAGAACAAGGCTCCAACTATTTTTTTTACATTATTGGAAATATTCGTAATAGTATCCTCATGTTTTTGAAAATATAAAAAGACATCTGCAATGTGTTGAAATACACCTACCACTGCATCAGAAGCCTTATTGACCATGCCAGTCAAGTTATCTTTTCCTAAATGATTAATAATGTCCATAATTCCAGAAACAACATTGGCTCGTAAATTACCAACTGCACCCTCAAAGGTCGAAGTAGACTTAGCTGCTTTAACCGCACCATCATTCATACCTAATTCAGTAATGGCTGTATTGAATTCATCAGCAGATATTTCGCCTTTTTCCATTGCTTCACGGAAGTTCCCAGTAAAAGCACCGTTTTTCTTCATTGCTTCTTGAAGTACGCCAGAAGCGCCCGGAATGGCATCAGCCAACTGATTCCAGTTTTCTGTTGTTAATTTTCCCGCTCCTGCCGTTTGTGTCATGACCATTGCTACAGATTTGAACGTTTCAGCATTACCACCGGCTTGAGCATTTAAGTTTCCGGCTGCCTGAGTCAATTCAGTGTAATTTTTAATGCCGTTAGCTGCTAACTGTGCTGTGGTATTCGAAACATCTGATAGATCATAAACTGTATCATCCGCATATTTTTTTACTGCTTTTGCTGCTTTATCAATTTCTTCATCGCCAAAACTACCCAATTTCATAGTAGAGCGGAATTTATCCATTGAATCAGAAGCTGCTAAACCTTCTCCTACTAAATCTGTAAAGCTTCCTGTAATAACTTGAACCGCTTGAGAAGTCGCACCTGCTACTGCTCCAATAGTAAGTTTATCTTTTAAATTTACAAATTTTGATTCAGTTTTTTCTGCAGTTTCGCCTAATTCTCTGGTCTCTGTTTTAGCTTGAGTAGTATCTGCTGTAAATGTTGTGCTTTTTTTATCCGGAATTTTCGATACTTGATCTTTAGCTTCACCTGATTTTTCTTTGACATCAGTATTATCTGCCGTAAGTTTTACTTTGGTAGTTTTCCCAAGTGAATCATCTATTTTTTTCTTAGTTGAGATTGCCTTTTCTTGGATTGCCTTTGTTTCAATAGCAAACTGATCATCCATCTGTTTTCCAGTATTTGCACCTAATTTGGATAACAAATCATCAATAAAATTAGCATCTGTTTTAAATTTTGGTAAGTTAGAGAGCATGACATCAATATTTATCGTCGCATCTGCAGCCATTTTCTAACCTCCTTTCTACTTTTTTGCTTGGGCGGCTAGCATGTCAAACATACTTCCTAACTGATTGTCTAGATTATTTACTGTTTTTTCTGAATCAAGAGCGTAATATTCTTGTAATTCTAATAGATTGGTAAGTGCCTCTCCTTCTAGCCCATTAATACTTCTAGAACGAATAGATAAAATTCGTTGAAAATGAGTATTTTCGCTTAATCCAAATAAAAGAGTTTTAAACGTGATGAAGTGCATTCTTCCTTTTTCTTTTAATAAATCGATGCCGTAATCTGCTAAAAATGAAGAATAGATCGCTCCAGCATCTTGAGAATAAGAATAAAGTTTTTCCGGCACAGTATCTCCGGATTCCTGATCATTATTGTTATTTCCGTATGGACATTTTTGTATATAATTACTTATTTCTTCGATTGCTGCTTGCTTCTGTTCGAAAGTAAAATCACTAATGGGAGCTTTAGCATCAAAATAAAACAAATCAAAAGCTTTATTAATTTTTTCAAATGATTTTAAATTTTTATCTTCTAGCAATTCATAGAATCTAATCACCACATCAAAGGAAAGGTCAAATTTATATTCTTCTCCTTCAATGATTAGTTTATTTTCTAAATCCTCCACCAAATCAAACATCTATATCACTTCTTTTTATGCTTGTTTTTGTAATAGTTATCAGCGGTTTTTTTACGTTCAATCATCAATTCACCCAACTCTTTTTGCAATAAACCAATGACAGTTAATAATGCCTTTGTACTATTTCCGTAACTCTTATATACACGGGTTCCTTCTCCTTCTCCCAACACTTTATCTAGTGCAGCTATTGAACGATCTTTCAATTTAGCAACTTCTAGGCGAATAAACTCTTTATATTTATCAGTTGATTTATCTTCTAAATCTTCCAATTTCTCTGCTTTTTCTGTCAGGTGTTCTAATTGCGATGGGACATCTACACTAGTTAAATCCATCAAAGCTTGATCAACCTCATCAGAAATAGTGATTTCATATACTTTGCCAGCGATTTTAATTGTTTTGGTTAATGATAACTTTGCATCTAAATCAATAATATTATTGATGGCCATTTATGTTCCCCCCTATTAAAAAATAAAAAGGTTAGCCATTTGGCTAACCTTCAGTAACCTTTACAGTACATTTGGTGGTTTTTCCACCTGTTTTAGTCGTCACTGTGATATCAGCTGTTCCAGCTTTCACACCAGTTACTTTCCCTGTTGAATCAACACCTGCAATAGTTGCATCGCTTGATTTCCATGTCACTGTTTTATCTGTTGCGTCTGCCGGTAAAACGGTAGCTGTTAAGGTTTCATTTGCCCCAATTGCAAGCGATAACGTTGTTTTATTAAGCGCTACGCTTTCAGGGCTAATTACTTCCCCGCTGCTACCGATTTTGGCTTGCCGTTGAATGTCATTGTGAAGCTGAACGTTTGTTTAGCATTAGCTGCACCACCGAAAGGTACAATAGCAGTCAATGTAACAACAGCTTGAACCTTATTCCCTTTGGCATCAGTCCATTGTGCTAACGTGCGTAATTCATCTCCGATTGACAAGAATTTAGACGCTACATAATCTTGAGCTGGATCTCCAAATACACGGTGTCCCGCAACTTGGAACGTGATATTTTTACCAGTTACAGTGGAATCAGCGAATCCTTCTCCATCGTAGTAATGGGATGCATCTGTAGTGTCCGCTGCAGCCGGAGTAATAGTTGTGATCCCTGCTGCTAATGGTGCGAATTTAGCCGATGCGATTTTATCTAAATCTGTACTTCCTGAAGTATCGATTTCCAATTTGTTTTTAAAGTTTAGTAAAAATTCTTTACTATTTTCTGCCATTTAAATTTCCTCCTAATTTTTGAATTGATGAATGGTGATTTTGATACCTAATAAATAAGTTGAGTTCCCTTGTACGTCCTGTTCGCTTACGAAAGGAGTCTCACTTATTTCGATACCTAAAAAGACGAAGCTCCCATCCTCTGATGCTAGAGTTGAAAGCTCGTCTAAATGATTTGATATAAGCCATAATGTTTTGTTGGCTTTTTCCTGATCTTTCGTATTAAATCCGACCTCATACAACATTTCTCGTTCTTTCGTACCGTCAAAGTATTCTTCCACTGTTCGGCTTCCCGGCATCGAATAAACACATAACGTATCTTCACCATCGAGAAACCCCATTGAGCATGGCATTGGAAGGCCTTGAATAGAATCTATCGAGTCAGATAATCGTTCCCATAAATCCATTACAAGTTTCCTCCTTTGATAAATGCCCTACGCCAACTATCCATATGATTAGCTTTTGCTCTGAGGTCCCAACGTCGGCTTGTCCCTGGCGTTGTATAATTCTTAACTCTACTACCATTGACGATCCCTCTAAATTGAGGTTTAGCGTAAGGAACGGTATATGTGATTCGGTTCTTGTTAACGAAAGATTTGTCCCTTAAATTTCCTTGGCGTTTAGGCACATATAGATTCATATCCATGTGCATTTGAGATGTCATATAATACATTGCTGAATTGATATTCATCACGGACAACTTACGATCTACACCGTTTTTTTTGACTTTCACATGTAGCATTACAGCACCTCCAACTCATACGAGTAGACTTCGTTACTGTATGGATTACGGTTATCTACGATCGTCGTGATAGTGTAAGTCTCACCTTCAAAGTCAATCTTTGACCCAACATGATTTTTATTAATCACTGGCATCGGATCAGATACTCCAGCAAACAAAAAAGCGATAGCGTTGGCTACCACTTGCCGATTATTATTACTACCGCTGTACACTGTTTGAGGTTGAAAGATCATATGATTAATCGTGATTGGTTCAGAAAAGACAGGTTTTTGCCATTTGTCATGACCATCTAGCAGCCTCAAAGTAATTGACTGGTTACAAAGTTCTTTTGGCATTAAAGGAATCATCGATAGTCAACTCCCTTGTAAAGAAGTCCTGTATAGATCAACTCGTTATAAGCCTCTGTAGCGACCATCGTTCTACCGACTGTTGCTGCATTCGTGCTTCCAGATTCAATACGCATACGACCAACGCTGACACTTGAAGGTGAAGCATTTAGTAAGTCTGATAACGAAGTAACTCCAACTGACTTCAAATATTCAATTTGGACAGCCATTGCGATTTTGAACTTATCCACTCGATATTTGAACGTGTCATCAGCTAAAGAATGTCTCATGTAAAAATCGCCTGTCACTCGATTAAGCTGACGTGCAGCACATTTTTCTAAGTCATCAAACTCCGAAACTGATACTTTGTTGAATCCTGATTTTAAATATTCATCGTGCGTAAGATAGCTCATAACTGCCTCCTTTCAATTAAAAAGGATAGTTTAGTAGCTATCCTTCGCTTGCTGCGGTTACCGTGACTTCACACGTAGCAGTTTTACCATTTACGGTTGTCGCTGTGACCGTCGTAGCTCCTACTTTAATAGCAGTAACCTTTCCTTGCACTGGTGTTACTGTTGCAATTGTTTCATCGCTAGAGGTAAATTTGACTGATTTATCAGTTGCCGTTTCTGGTGATACAGCAGCAGACAATGTTTCTGTTGCTCCCACCGTTAGCGTAGCTGTTGTTTTATTCAAAGTTACGCCGGATGGGTCTATCCCTTTGGGGCCAAAGAGACAGATACACCTTCTTTTTGTTTTTCTTTAATAAAGCAATCGTGGTACAGACGGTTTTGGTACAAGTACCCGTCGCCTTGAGAATGTTCGCCTGGCGCAAACAAGAAGACGGTGTTTTCTTTAACCACGGGGATAACTGCTTGTTTAGCGACAACTAAGATATTGATGTCTTTTGCATCAGAGGTAGCAACGTATCCATCTGAAAAATTGTATTTCGTTTTAAAACGAGTATCGTCCCAAACTTCGACTAGCAACACGCCATCCAACGAAGTTACTCGGGATTCTAAGGCGGTTTGACCAACGTTTTGATTGGTAATGTTGCGAGTGAACTCAGTAGATCGTTCTAATGCATCCATTACTGTTGTTGATACAAAAGCTACTAGGTTTTGTGGGCCAAATTTACGTGCTGGTAAAATAGCAGCTTTAATTGCAGAATAAGCATTTTTCTCAGTAATTGTTTCTTCCTTAGTCTTGCCTGCTCCTGCAGCTAAAGTAGAAAAACGATAAGCATCAATTTCAGGCTGCACGTGTTCTGTAATAAATACATTCGAGATATTAGCTACTGCCAAATCTTGATTTGTTTCATCAACATCTTGTTTATCAATGTAAAATTCAACGTCACGGTCTTGACCCATTGTATAAACTTTTTTGTCATTTCCGTAAGTTCCACTGTTAAATCCTTTGTTGCGTGTGTGGTTTTTTAAACCAGAAGTTGAAATAGTAGTCAATGTAAATGATTTACCACCGTTCACAAATTCAACTTGTGGAATACCTAAGATCGTCGTTAACAATCCTTGAGTGATCTTCTGATCGAAAATCCCATTGTCTTTTGTAATGTAATTAATTGCCATATTTTATTCCCTCCAAATTTAATTTTTGTTTGGTAAAACTCCTAATGCTTTAGCGAATGCATCTTCTTCCGCATTCTGGCCAGAACTAGCATTCCCAGAAAAGGTAGCCTTCTTACCGGCGGGATTAGGTGGAACCTGTTCAGATTGGCCAAATAAATAACCGTCGCTTTCTTTAAGCGCGGCCAGTTGTTCATCTAATCCTTTTAATCCCTCGTCTGTCAGTTCCAATGATTCGCCATCTAATAAGGCTTTAGCAGCCTTGATATTCTTTGCTCCTGCTTGTGTTAGAGCCAAGTCAATCGCTGATGATTTTTTAAGATCAGCAATTTGTTGTTCAGAACTCGTCTTCGTTTCATCGAACTTAGACTGTAAATCCTCTAACTGCTTAGTAAGATCCTCGTTTCCTTTAGCATTTGCTTTGAAATCATTTAGCTCGTTTTGGTTTTTATCTAACTGTTCTTGATATTGAGTGGCCTGTTGTTCCGCGGTAGACACCCGACTATTCAACTCGTTTACAGTTACGCCGTGCAAAGCCATTACTGATCCAATCTGTTCGTCTGTTAAACCTAATTCTTTTAATTCTTCTCGTTTCATTTCATTCATCCTTTCGTTGTTTAACGAGGCTACGCCCTCGATGGATTGAACAGTTTAACGCCGTATTCGGGGCAAAATAAAAAGACTAGCGATTGCTAAGCCTAAAATTATTAACTTTGTACTTGTTCTCTACTGTAATCACGAACTAAGAACTCATGTTCATTGATAAGCTCTCTTAACTGTTTCTGTTTGTTAGCAATCACTTGTTTGCACATCTGGACAGTTTCGGGATCTTCCAATTCTAACGCCGCATTCATTCGCTTCTTCTGGTAACGAATATCACGCTCTAATCTTCTTTGTTTCTGCTGGATCTCAGCATTTCTTTGTACTTCTTCTGGATCATATCGCGGCTGATTGTTTGTGTTCACATCAGGACGGCCAGGATAAAGAATATGTGTACAGTTAATTCCTTGCGTTCCGCTTGGCTCGCCGTATCCGTGATCGTAAATAGATGGTAAATGCTTGAATTCTTCTGGCGCTTCATTTTTCGGCACAGTTAATACCCATCCGCCTTGGATTGGCGCACAGGCTTCGCGAGCTGCTGGATGACTACTCATTAATGCAGTGACACAGTCGAAGTCCTCCATTCGTTTCAAACGAAGATCATTGAACGTTCTGTGTGAGGTGGATTGAATGACGGTTCGAGAGTATGCCTCCATTGACCACTCTCGACCAGCTTTATCAACAAAACCCGATTTGATTCCCATATCAACCATTTTGTAGACGTTATCTTTTACGGCTTTCTCATGCGTTTTAAGACCTGTCATAGATTCGATGGTTGATTGTTTGAGAATTGCTTGATAAGCTCTCATGACTGCATTCTCATTGAAATTAGTAGTGATCAGCGTTTGATTGACATTATTATTTAAGTCTTGGAAAGTTTGACGAACCAAAGAGTCTAGAATTTTGTTTACGTCGTCAGACACAGGGATACTTTTATGCACCATTCGCTCAAGCTCACGGTCTATTTCATTAACGATCTTCACGCCGTTTTCTTTAATCAATTGTTCAATTGCTTCTTGAGTCTCTCCTGTATATCGTGCTAACAAATCAATGACTTTATCGTTTAATGTACCCATTTTAGAAAGTTGATTTACTTGCCACAAAAGCACATCTTCTTTAGCTACATCTTGAAAACGAGATTGTTTTAACGCTTTGATTATGATGTTAAAGATTCGGTCTTCCAGTTCTGAATAGATATTGATAATTGAGTTTGCGGCCTTTTGCATTTTTTCTGGTGTAATCATAATTAATCACCTAAATCGAATAAGGCATCTTGACTACGCCGTTCGGTTGATCCCGCTTCTGGCATTTCATCTTTTAATGCAGCTAACCAATCTTCTAATTCATCTTCGTTTAGATTGTAATTACGGATAAGAAACTGTTTCTTAGGCATTACGCCAGCAGTTACAGCCTTTAGATCATTTTCTAATTGTTTGTTACGATCGACAAATAGACCATCCTCAAAACTAACTGTTACTAAATAACTATCATATTCAATAGAGAATAGCGGTTTCTCGCTTTCAAACATCTCGCCATATCCCGCAAGCTCAAAAATAGAATGGATAAGTTCGTTGATAACTTTTTCAACCATCGTCAAATAGCTTGAACGTGTCTGATAAGTCATGGAATTGTTAGAAACAATCTCAGTGGCCGTTTTAATTCCGTCGTCTGCATAGTTCATTGAGCCAACTGATAACCCAACTTGCACCTCGAACTCTTTAATCAGATGACTGATAGCATCCTTATATTGAACCGTTCGAATAGGTGTCGTAATATCTTTAACCCCGATATTTTCAGCACCATACACACCAGCGAAGACATTTTGGTCAGTATCAAACATCGGCGGATGTGTTTCATCTGTTTTGAGGAATTCTGCTGGCACAACTACTCGGCGTTGACCTAACTGAATTTCCCAAGCAAATTGATCATGCGTTGTGTTGATTGTGTCCAGAATCTCTTTTGAGTTATCGACAATACCAGCGCCCAATGGACTTTCTAACGATTTGTTATTCGCACCAGGTGTTCTAAAGTATGCAAAAAGCGGTCTTTTCAATCCTTCTAATGTGACATTTTCAGCCAAATCAGGATAAAGAACCGCTAATGAAATTTGTTTACCAACAATATTATCGTTATCAGATTTATAAAGCTCATTACTGATAACATACTTATCATCTTGCCATTCATGGAATTCTAGCAACGTATAGTAGTAATTCACGTCACCTTCTGTTTGAATGGTCTTTGTTGCAATGGCGCATTCACTTACTTCGTTAGTATTTGATCGCAACGGATAGAATTGATCCGCACGGATCCATGAAATTTTGATCTTGTCACCGTCAACGTAAGGACGCATAGCAAAACCGCCTGCAGCAATACCTTTTTCAAGGTTCATTTCAAACAGATTATAGAAATTGTTGTCATAAAGTGTTTTATCTAGGAACTCTACAGCTGATTGAATGCTTTTCGAAGCTTCTGCTTGCTCCTCCTTGTCTTTTAGTGCTACTTTGCACTTCTCATTAAAGATGATACTCGCTAACCGTCTAGAAGCTGTCTTGGTGATATTTAGGGACTTAAATTCTCTTTTCTGTGTTTCACCGTATGAATTACGATATTGTATATCAGGAAATAGATTGGAATAGTACCTAAAGTTTCTAGCAATCCGATCGTATTCTCTTGAATCAATCCCTATTTTAGGATGATCCGTTACCTTAGCAATATCACGACCAGTATAACTCATATTCACGCTATCAACTCCTCTCTTGAATATACTTTTAATCGTTTGGAATACTCCCATTTTCTCACCTACCATTTCAAGTCAAACAAAAAAGCCGCTATTCAAGCGACTTTAAAAATTTCTCTATATTTTTTTGATTGGCCTCATACGCATCTTCTTCTTTTTCATAGGTCGTAGTGTGGTACTTTTTTCCATAAAATGAAAAACTCCCTATATACCTACCAGTAATTAGTCTTGACGTTCCTCTTTTCGTTTTACTATTTCTTATAAGTTGACGTTTTTTTCTGCAATAATCTGAACAAACGGCAGCTTTTGTATACTTGTTTGCTGTAAACTCTTTACCACATATCACACATGTTCTTATTTCGTTATCAATACCCGACTTTCTGCGATAGCCGCTTTGGCATTTAGGACTGCAAAACTCAGTACGCTCAAGAGACGATCTGAAAGTTTTACCGCAGTTCTTACAATTATGCATGTAAACTTTTTTATGCTTTTTACCTTTGGCAATCTCAGAATGTAGTCTTTTTCCTTCTGGACTTCCGTGCCACTTAGATGCTTCAATTCGTGCTTTATCAAGCGAATTACGCCATACAGGTAGCATCCTTTCGCGGTCATGCTTAGCATGCCATGCTAAATGTTCAGATTTTGTCATACACATAAGGTTACTTATATCATTGTGGTCCTTGTCCTCATCACGATGGTGTATTTGATACCCTTTAGGAACTTTTCCATTAAATTTTTCCCACACGTAAACATGAAGGCGTATCCTTGTATTTCCTATTTTGCTAGTAGACAAGTAGTATCCTTTCTGTTTATCTTTTCTAAACTTTTTGCCATCGTAATAAGCATAGCCGTTTTTATATATAATATTTTCCATGTGATCACCTCACATATATTATACCACATTTTATAAGCTGTGTTCCTTGATATTACCACTTTAAATCGAAATCTTGTAAGTTATCCTGTATTAGATATTGTAGCTGATCACAACAATGATCATCCTCTTTAATAACTTTTGGATCATCACTGTTCAACGTGTCTTCGTCCCATTGATACTTTTTGTGTTCCTCAATAAATATCTTATTGCTTTCTTTTTCCAAATAAAAAAACCTACCTTGTGCAAGTAAGCTTTGAACGTGATCAATCATGTCTACTTTTTTAGCTTTAGCTACAGTGTGTAATCGGACATTGTAATCTAGATAATATTGATTCCTTAATGCGCCTTCTGCCGAATCAATCGTAATTTGATAGGCATATTTATCATATTCAGCCTGGCAACGATCAATGAAATCATGCAAGTCTTTTGATAGTTCGGTCGGTGCTTTCTTATTTGCTTTACCTGCCGGGCTATAGTAATACGTGTCTAACAAGATTACGTTCTTCTTTCTAGTAAGCGCGTAACACCCGCATGTTGTTGCAGATACCTGGTGACCACTATCGATTGAGAAATAAAGATTCGCTATGTAGTCATTATCCGGCATTTTATCTAAAGGTTGGAAATGATTCATATTGTAGATATGAGTCCCTAATCCAATGACTTCGCCACGATAGAGCCACTTGTAATAGTCTTCATCATTCTTGCGGTAAGTTTCTATTAGTTTAAGTTGTTGCGGATCGGTAAAACCTAATTCATCATCTAAGTAAGTTGAATGGTCTACTAAATGATCATCCAGCTCTTTACATTTCTCTACCCATTCATTGACCCAATTGTATGGATTTTTTGGCGGGTTCCACGAATAATAAACTTTTACTTGGTCCACATACATAGAGCGTTGGCGAATAAACGTAGCATTTGTTTGGTCAAATACTTCACTGCTTTGAAAGTTAGCAGCTTCTTCATACCACAATGAGATAATATCGCCTATCGCATTAGATTTAAGTTTCAATGGATCATCAACGCCATAAAAGTAAAACGCTGACCCTGTACGCTTATGAATGATCGTTAAAGGAGCCATGCGATACCTATACTCGTTAGAAACTCCCAACATACTTAACGCCCATTTGATTTGCAGATAAACCGCATCACGTAAATACTTGTGCTGACTCATCATGCAAACAACGTTAACCTTATGTTTTGCTTGCGTGTGTTTCTTCATTTCAGTAGCAAGTTTCAAACTAATAACAGATGATTTAAACGATCCACGTCCGCCCTTCATCAAAACATACGGACATTGTGTGTGCCACATCTTATAAAAATGTGGGTTAATCAAGTCCGTAGTCTTAATTTGAGTTTGTTTCTTGGCCATTAATGCCATTTGAACCAGCCTCGCTTTCAACTAACGGAATGTCATCAATAATTACAGTTTGTTCTTCTGTCGGATCATAGCCATCGTCTAATTGCTTCAATTGTGCTTTAGCTAGATCAACTTGAGTGTTCATGAGTTCAAGTTTCTTACGTCGCTCATCTTGTTCATCAGCGATTGATACGAACTGTTTTATTAAATTAGCAAGAGTACTCATGGCTCTGGATTGAGCGTTCATAAAGTTCGCTTGTTTATCCCAGGCATACTGAATAGCATATTCTTCAGAACTGCCACCTTCGCTTGAAGACCACTTAGATACTTCTTTTGAAAGACTATCATCGTAAGCAACATACATTATTTTTTGTGCTCTAATGATTGCAGTATATTGAATCATTATATTATTCCATAATATATCCTCAGGTTTAGAGGTTGCAACCTCATTCATAATTTCTAATGTTTCAGAAGGTAACCAATTGGCAAAAAGGCCATGGGTAACAGCGTTTTTGTTGTCCTCTGGCGCTCCTTTGTTGTTCGGAATAGTTGCGTTCTTGGTTGCAACCTTTTCTCGAGACCAGTAACGGGATTTCCATGACTTTACTGTGCTGATGGATACACCATACTTTTCCGCTATTTCTCTATACTTCAACCCTTTTTCATAATCATCTTTAGCTAGTTCGTATTTCTTCACATGTGACACCACCTCGCTTGTTTGCAACATTTGTTTTGTAATCTACACATACTTTGAAAGATTTTCCTGTATGTGTTTATCTGAATAGAAACCATGACAGCAATATATCAGCTTGCATTTATCAATCTCTTTTGGTGTTGCTTCTCTCCCCATTTCAACAATAGAGTACTTCTTTTTTATTTGGACTGATTGGACAACCCTCACTGGATCATCAGTGTTCGGTTGCGGATATCTATTAGATAATGATACGTACCAGTAGTTTCTCATTATGTAGCCTCCTTTATGTAAAGAAAAAGCCTAGCATGTGCTAGACTTTGATACATTCATTTGATTTTTTGAGATAAGTATCTACATAGATTTCACCTTTGTCCCCGTTCAACGTAATTTCAAAATACGGTGCTCCTTTTAAGCTAGCGCTGACTAATGCTTTGCTATTTTGCAGTGTTTTGCACGACCACACAACAAATATATCAAAATGAGGCACTGCACCACTTGGGGCTGCAATCTCAATTTCAATTTTTTCTCGTACAATAGCCTTGCATTTTTCGATAAACTTCTCATGATTCATTTTTAAAATCCTCTCTTTTTTAAAATAAAAAGACCACTCAAAGAGTGATCTAATATGTAAAAACTACATCTCAACAATGAGATGCAGTTATAGCTCTATCAAGCAACCTACACCGATTCCATCGATTACTATCGACCTCGCCTTGCTCGTGTACTTTGAGCGCCCATTTCCAACCCTCGGTTGCTAAAATCACTGGCAATGAATCGAACATTGCATGGTCAAATCATAAAACGTTAAGGCTATCCCTCGACGTATTGACCTTATTTTTAAGCGTTACCTTTCCGCCACAGTGACAAATTAATATTGTGAAAATAAATACTAAGCGTATAATTTTATTTATCAGCGAGTGGTCCGCTGAAATAAATTAAAAGGTGGTGAAAACATGAGTAATCTTTTCAAACCAGGCGAAGATAATAAGCCTGCCGGTAAGTACAAAGAAGTTGGTCCAAAAGGAGGAAATGTTCCTAAAGGTCATAATGCTACTATCGATAAAGGAGACAGACTTCCTCCAACTTCTAAGCCAGGAAACAAATGGACCAAAAAATAAGATTACGGCTAGTTGTCTTTAGGGACAGCTAGCTCTTTTTTTGAAAAACAGTAAGATTTGTTAAATAGATTAATTTGTAACCATGATACAATTCTCAATTTTCCATTTTCATCTTGATATTTAGTAATATAATGATGCATGCAATCCCCTCCTTAAATAATTTAATAGACAGCAGCATACGAAGAATTCAGAAGGAGTTGAGTTCACATCCTTTTCTTCATATTTGCTTCTGTCTATCGAAGCTTAATTAAAACGATGAGGGAGATTTCCTCCCTTGCGTTTTATTTTTGAAGAACAATTATTCAGAATAAAAGAATGAATAAACTTGTGAGTGTCTAATCTATTAATTGTCTTCACTTATAGGTGGGAATGGTTTACAAGTTTTAGCAAATTTCAAATAGATTGATTTGATGACCATATTCAAAATAATTGTCGATCTTATTTTTAATTCGCTGTGACATAGATTTAACAGTACCCACAGCTAGATTCATTTGTTCTGCTGCTTCTCCATAAGTACATAAATCTTTATTAATTAAATGAAATAATGTCAGTTCTTTATTAGAAAGCAATGATTCTATCTCCGTCACTTGGAGCAACATCTCTTTTTTCTTCGGAGAAATCGTCTCTTCTGCTGGCTTTTCTACTTCCTGTAAATAAACTTGATAGCTCATAACGTCTATATCTGCCAGTTTAACGGCTCTTCTATGCTTTGGTATCTTCTTGGCTTGCTCATCATCGAAAGGCTTCTCTCTGCCTGTTTCTAACCAGAATAAAGCGTACTCTGTAGTAGAGATAGCTTCTGCTATTACTTTTTGATCTGCTATATCTTGAGGAGAACGATCATCAATTAATTTATGTATCACTCTCCCATGTTCTTTGACAGGTGTGCGATATCGTTTATTTAAGATTTTTTGATGTTGCTTTTTCAACATTTTCAAGTCATTCTTGTATTCCTGAATTAAATCATTCATATAGATAGCCTCCTCAATAATTTCGCAAACAAAAAAGCGGACACAAATCAACAAGAAAGTTCTTGTCAACTTGTGTCCGCCAGTTTTCTGGTAGGACGATATTTAAAATAATTGTTTCACTTCTTCTTTAACTTGCTTGACTTTATTGCAATGGGATTCTATGACTATTGTTCCAAACGGAGGAAGCTTTACACTTTTCATTTGCCCGTTTGAAATGATGATTGCACAATGATCTCCTTGCATTTTTTCGATGTCACTTAACTCAATTCCTTTTAACTCCATAGCTGCCTCCTGTGATATAATAAATGTGTTGGATTTATTGAATCAGTCGGAGCGATCCGGCTTTTTTATTTGTCATTGATTAGTTCAATATCCACCAATCTCGCTACAGCTAAATTCTCTTTGCTTTTCGCTAACCACTTATCACATTCCATCGTGTTTTCAATACGAATGATCGCTGAGTGATTATAGAGATGCTCTACATATCCACGAAACGGATAGATGAACTCCTCTGCTTCGCAGCGAACCATGTCACCGACTTTGAATTTTGGTTTCTTACGTGTTTTAGGGTTCTTTGTCGGCATATCTAGCATTAAACCGCCGATACCATGACTACTAGCGTAAAATCCGTCTTTTAGTTTCATTCTTTTTCCTCCCATTTACGATCATCACTTAATATCGAAATTCCAAACTTACGAATAGCATCACTTGCATCAGCAACATACTGGCTTGCCACTTTATATGTTTCTTCTGCTGAAATTCCATATTCTTTTTCAAACTTTGTCTTTAGTACATTCAGTTCCTGTTTTCTTAGTTTTGCTACTCTGCGGTGTCTGTTGTTCATTCTGAGTCACCTTGACTTTTTATTAATAAATATTTTTTAATCAACTTTTCTTCCTCTTCAAAAAATTTATCCATCCATTTATTGATCATTCTTCTATAAAATTTCATCATGAAAAAAGAAATAACAATAGATGTTAACGTAGATACTAAAATGATTATTACCAATTCACTCATCCTTCTACCACCTCTTCCACTGTTCCGTTCACCAGCAATGCGGCGGCATCAGCTATTGATTTATCAGTGAAAAGTAATTTGTCAGGTGGATTACATTCAAAACAATAATTTACTCCATCTTTTCCCCATAAAGAACATATAGTAAGATAGTTTCCAACGGCATTCTTTATTACCCATACTGGCTCTTTCTCGACCTCGTAGCCGTTGTATAGGCTCAATAGTGTTTCATATGATTGTCTCTCTGCCCAAGCGAATAATTCTTCTCCTTGTTCTTGCGTCAATATGCCATCTCGTACAAACCAATCACATAAATAATATGAATCACCATCTTTGGATTTGATTAAATACGCTATTTTTTCAGCTTTTGTTAAATTATCGGTACTTTTTTCGATCCAACCTGCCACAATTGGCTTAACAATTGGATTCTTCGGTTCGTCTGGTTGTTTTAAATCACTCGACTTCACGAATACACCATCTACCATTTTCCCTGTGCGTCCTTTGATTTCGTTGTATGCTTGGTTCAGACACTCGTACAAATCCATATCATTTTGCATAGCTAAAATAATCAAGGTTACTACTACGTCTCCAATTCCGTCTCTTAAACCATGTTCATCTTTTCTAGCTAGAGAAGCGGCAACTTCCCCAATCTCTTCGATCGTTTTTAACATTTGCTTGCTGGAATCAGCTTGATCCAATCCCTTATCTTTAGCCCACTGCTCTACTTTTGTGATTAGTTCGTTCATTTTTTCTCCTCCAAATGTTTAAATTGACGACCTTTCGAATCAACGTTCTCGCGTTTAGCCCTATCTGATTAGTTCGTTCATTTTTTCTCCTCCAAATGTTTAAATTGACGACCTTTCGAATCAACGTTCTCGCGTTTAGCCCTATCCCAAATAATATTTTTGCTCAGACCAGTAATTTCAGATAACTGTTCAGCAGTACCTGTTACTAGAATTCGATCACCATGCCAGATTGCAATTCTTCTCGGCGTTCTCCGTTTGGTTTTTTCAGCCCACATTGGTTTGCCGAGCTTTTGGACTTCTGCAACTATTTCTTTGTCTTCTTGCCAAGATTCTGACTTGGTTAATTCAGCAATTCGTTTCATTGTCGCTTTCTTATCCACGCTCATTCCTCCAATCTACGAATTTCCCTTCTTAAATTCTCTACGTGCAAATCGATTGCATTTCTCGCCGTTTCATTGACCATTACTGCCTTTGTCCGCTCCAGTTCGTCAATTTCACGTTGAATGCTTCGAATTCGCATTTGAATCACTTCTTCTGTTGTCAGTTTCATTGACCATTACTGCCTTTGTCCGCTCCAGTTCGTCAATTTCACGTTGAATGCTTCGAATTCGCATTTGAATCACTTCTTCTGTTGTCATGATGGACCACCTCGTTAAAAACGCTCTTCCTTGAACGTATTCCGATATTTTTTAGCTAAAATCAACGGAACTTGATATTTATGACAAAACAATTTCGCCTTGATTTTAAAGTCTTTTGTCTGCATTCCTTTAACATCTACGACTTTGACAAGTTTGCCGTTTTTATAAAATGTGAAGTCGGGAATATACTCGATCTTGCGATACTTCTTTCCGTCTAGTTCAAATTTCGGTTTGCCGTTTTTATAAAATGTGAAGTCGGGAATATACTCGATCTTGCGATACTTCTTTCCGTCTAGTTCAAATTTCGGCATCAGCTCAAATCTTTCCTGGAGCTTCACTTTCCAGCCGTTCGCCTGTGCTTGCCACAGTGCCAAATCGTAGTACTCTGCTTCTGCTTTTGAATCGAACTTGATACCACGATAGAGAGTTTTCTTATTGCCATATTTTGTTGTGATCAATTGCTTGCGCCTTCCTTCTCATCACTTGTCCGAGAAAAATAGGCTTCGAATCTAGCATCGATTTCCGCTTTTTTCTCAGGATCAATCTTTTGTTCTTTTTGAGGTTTATCAACCCAATCAGGCAATTTTTCTCGACGGACGTTTTTTTGATATTTCGGAGTGCAAGACTGTTTCTTCTTACGATTTTTATAGTCTTCTTGAGCTTTCAGAGCATCGTCCAATGTTTTGATATTTTGCTTATTCCACGATTCCAATATTGCCTCAACGTATTTTTTTAGACCGGGCATTTCAACGCTATTCTCAAATGCTAGTCTAAACGCAAACAGGATGATGTCTGATCCCCATTTTTTGATCATTGGTCCTAATGCACCTTGCAAAAGACCTGTCGGTGGTTTCCCCCAACTGATCTGAATGAATTCGTACACGCCTAAGTCGTCTTCATCTTCTTTATTTGTATTGTCTTGTTTTGTATTGTTTATATAAGCTGAAGGATTTACTGTAGAATCTACTGAAGGATTTACTTCCCTATTTACTTTCGGATTTACTTTACTATTTACTGTAAAATTTCCAGTAGTGGGATTTTCTACTGTATCATCTACTTTCTTTTTTGCTGTAAAATTTCCAGTTAAATCAGTAATAAGATAAATACCTGCTTTAGTGCGACCTCTCTTTTTATATTGAAGGAGTCCGTTTTGGATCAATTGATTACGATTGTTAATCAATGTTTTTTCAGACGTTTTAGTCATTGCTTGTAGCCTTGTATTGGCAATCGATAATTCGCTCTGCCATCCACTTTTGTTTGCTATAGCCATAAGCTTGTACCAAAGCAGTTGGGGACCAGCGCCAAGCTCGTTATATTCAAGCCAATTGTCAAAAGCATTAAGCTGTCCGATGTAATCCAATTGTATTCCTCCTTTCGTTTTGATGTTAAGAGGGAGATAACTCCCTCACTATTTATTTAATGGTGGATTCGATGCATCGAACAGCGATTCTTGTGCTTCATCTGTCTGAACTGATTCTGCATATTCTTCAAATGCTGTTGAGCCATTGTCAGTATTTATTTCCACTTTTTCTGCTTCTTTTCTTTCAGGGATATCCTCTTCGACTTCTGTTTCAGAAATGATGCTCCCATCTTCTTGGACTTTTTGTACTTTTTCGTCTGAGGTGGTGGCTTCTTGCATTTCAACGGATAAAATTCCCCATTTAGAAAGGAGATTTCTAAGAACAGTTTTTCGAGCCATCGCATTGTAATCTGATGCCCACACACCGCTTAATTTGGTTTTGTCACGATCTTTGCTGTTCGCGATACGATGTGCTTCTATTTCTTGCTTGGTCCAATAGACAGTTTTCTTAAAGCCGTTTAGCAGTTCAAAGTAACCCACGTACCCAATAACTTCATCTGACTTCCGTCCGTTTGGATCGAAATCAAACTCTTCAGTAAGACGATTCCAACTTTTTAATTCGCCTTCATATACTTCAATGACATTCAATGCTTTATATTTACCTGACCGTTGAGCCAACTGGATGTACCCTTTGTAGCCGAGTAAGAACTGAGCTTTCTTTTCCCATTTTCCTGTTTGCTTGTTTTTGCTATTAAAAGGAACTAGATAGGCATATCCAAGATTCTTGTCTAACCCAAGATTTAATGTCGCAGCAGTCAGTGCGCCGCTCATGATGGACATTGGTTCGCTGTCAGCAAGATAGCTATCATTTGATACCAGTGTCATCACATTCGACATAAAAGCATTAGCGTTATCGTGAAGCACCTCTTCAAACTTCTTTCTCATTGTTGGTGTATTCATTAAAGCTTTAAATCCTAATTGACCTGGTGCAACTTGTTTCTGTGGCTTTGCTGCCAATTGTTTTTTTAACGATTCATTTGTTGCCATATTATTTGATCTCCTTTTCGGTTAGCCTTCTTGATTCAGTAACGTTATAAATCTCTTCATCATTTGCGATATCTGGATATTTCTCTGCTAGTTTCTTCGAGTTCATACGTCTCGTACGTACAAGTTTCCAACTGATGATGTTTTTTTGAGTGATCCCGATACTAGCTTCACGTTTACCTAATTCACTGATGATCTCGTTGTCCACCTGTCGAATAGCTGATTCAATTTCTTTCTTATTCCGTTTGAGTTCGTTTTTCTGTTCAACTAGTTCATCGAAATGAATTGGTAACGTCGTTTGAACGTCTTCAACATCTGCATACTTCTCTTTCAAGAAATCAGCTGTCGCTTGACTACCATCAATAATTGGCTCGATACCTCCAAGAACGTTCGTTTCCCAAAACTCTACTAATTGTTCAGTGATTGTATCGATCAGCTCTTGATCTCGTTCAATTCGTTTCCAAATGAATTTTTGTCCACCGATCAAAACAGCGATATAACAATAGTCTTTGTTTAAAACGTTCATGTAATGCTGAACTTGACAGAGATAACTGAGCGGTACCTCTTCACCTTCCCACTCTTTGCCGAGAAATTGATTGGCTGTTTTGCATTCCAGAATGGCATTTTCTCCCACTACATCACGATCAATATTCGCTCTTAGAAACGGATGCAATGGATGTTCAAAGACTTGGTTTCTTCTGCGAACCTTTTTACCTGTACGTTCTTGAAACTCTTTAGCAACTACTTCTTCTAAGATATTGCCCCAATAAGCTGGCTCGCTTGCTATTTCTTCAAGTACGACTTGCCCTGTTTTTTCAAGCCATAATTGATAAGGTGATTTCCATTTGTTCAATCCTAAAATCGTTCCAACATCAGAACCACCAATACCTTTTTGACGATCCTCAAGCCATTCTTGATGGCTCATTTCTAAAGTAGACTTACTCATCGTCTTCCTCCTCTTCGTGTGGTGTGCCCCATTCTGGAGTAGTTAAATACTGATCTAATGCTTGTCCAAAATCGTTCATTGTTTTAGCCTTCCTTTCATGCTAAAATACAGATAAGATATTTTGTTATGTTGCCGATTAGCGATGGCCGTCGCTAGTCGGTCTTTTTTGTGGATGTTCTTTCATTGATTCGCGGACTAGATACGTTACCACTAATGTTCCAAATGAAATTGCAGCGAAACGCCAGTTCCAAGCTGAAAGAACGCTACCTATCAGCATCAGTAGCAGTCCTGCTCTGACGTTCATCCTAAAATTTGATTTCATACTTTTTTCCCCTTTCTAAAATTTGAAATTTCACTAGCCAAATCTTGGTTCATATAATTGTTTAAAAAACGGTTAACTTCAGCTTTGGGTATCCGTATCTCTCCAATCTTTAAGCAACCCAAGTACCCCATATCGATCAAAGCTTTTACGTTTTGTGGATTTGTTGTTATAGCTAATGCCGCTTCAGTAACTGAGTATGTTAATTTTTCAATGTTTCTTTTATTGTTGCGCTTCAAGACAACTTTTTTTGGAAAAATATTTTCCAATGTTTCCATTTCAATCATCCTTTCATATATCCTTGTACCACCCAGTACGATAGCCGTTCCTCACTAAGCTTGCGAATATCGATTCCAAGTATTTCGCACAACGCACTTATTAATGTCACTTCCACCATAATCTCGTCTAAAAATTCATAAGCATATGCAATGATTTGTTGACGATCATCAACAGTTAAGTAATTTACTTGTTTAAGAAGAATTTTCTCTACTTCTTGCTTCTTCTGTTTCCGCTCATCTGATTCAATCATTTGTAACTTGTCTAATGATGAAGGATCTCTTCTATAAACATCACCATCAATTGATTTGAATAGACCGAAAAACTCATGAATCACTTGAAGAGTAAAATCAGAATCTCTAAAATGATCCGTTAACGCCTGAGCATTTTCCAACGTCACGGGCTTCGTATGAAGCAATGTTGTCCAATCGCTTAATGACTGTTGAGAGACGTTGATTTGTCTTGCTATTTCCTTTTTGGTCTCACCACTCTTATTAATTACTTCGACTAACGATTGTCGAATAACACTTGATTTTTTTAACAGTTTAAACACCTCATATTCTTATTCGCCCGTATATCAATACGAGCAATTTTTTTATACTATTAATTTAAAGAATCAAACGAAAGCTGCTTCATCTAGTTCACGTTCAAGCTCTTTTTGAACTTCTTCAACTAGACGATCGAGTTGATCATCATTTGCACATTTGATGATATGGATCATTCGAGGTCTTGCATCTAAAACGATGTTTATTTTTTCTTGTCGTGTCATTAGAATCATCTCCTTAGCTTGTACATGAAAGAAACACTTTTGTACGATATTAGACGGATAATAGATAACTAGTAATTATTAATAAAACTAGCAATGCGTAGAAAGGGTACCAACTATTCCAAGGTTCTAATTTACGCATTGACTGAATACAAAGTATTCCAAATATCCATATTGCTATTATTAAAAATTTCATTTAGAAACCTCCTTTAAAATATCCCGACAATATTTTAGAAACAGAAAGTTATTATAGTGAGCATCATCTCCTCATCATTTAGTTTAGTTCCGTTTTAGTTAACTCTGTCTCTAAAAAAATATCGTCTGGTTCTTTATTAAACACCATAGCGATTTTGACTGCATTTTCATAGGAAAGTTTTCTTTTTCCTTTCTCGATCATCCAGTAAAATTCTTTAGTTAGACCAGCTTTATCAGCGACATCTTGAAATGTTTTGCCGTTTTCCTTTCTAATTTTTTCTAGATTTTTTAGCACCATTTAAGTCCCTCCTTTTGTTAACTTCAGGTTAACTATATTTTAATTAACTATTTGTTAATTGTCAATAAAAAATTACACAATTAGTTAACTTTTTTTGTATTCCTTGTGTTAACCGTTTGTTAACGATAAAATCATAATAGAAACGAGGTGTTAACATGGACTTTGGAACCAGATTAAAAGAATTAAGAAAAAGTAAGAAATTAACCCAACAACAATTAGGTGATATTATCCATGTATCTAAAGTTTCAATTTCTGGTTATGAACGTGGGGAACGAAGCCCCGACAGAGAAACCCTAACAGCACTTGCTGATTATTTTAATGTCACAACTGATTATTTATTAGGTCGAAATCAAACTCCGGATTGGGCAGATAAAGATGATTTGATTGAACTCGATAAAATACTTGATTCAAACGTAGATATGGCTTATGGTGGTGAAACTTTAACAGATGAAGAGAGACAGCGTGTTAAAGATATTTTAACTGGTTTGTTCTGGGAATTTAGAAAAGAAGATAAAAACAAAGAGAAGTGATTTTTATGGAGAGAGACGTAATAAATCTAGCTGGTAAATTAAAGCAGAAATATAATTCTGCTAATCCTTTTGTCATTTGTGAACAAATGGGCATTCAAATTAAGTACGTGCCATTTATGAATAACCCGAAAGGACAATTTCAAGAGTTATTAGGGAGATCCGTCATTCTCTTAAGCCACGAATTGAAAGAATCAGAAGAGCGTTTTTATATTTGCGCCCATGAGCTTGGTCATGCCATTTTCCACAAAGGATTATCAAGTTATTACGTCTCTACAAGAAATTCTAGAAGCAAATCAGAAAGCGAAGCGAATTGCTTTGCTGCTAATCTCATTGTTTCTCTTTATAAAGAAGACAACGATCGATACCCTAGAAAAGTTGAGGAATTAACAAATTTGTACGGGCTTCCTAAAAATTCGTATAGATTTTTAATTTAATTGGCGGCTACTACTTCCTGCCCTAAGTGGGAGTAAAAAAATAGAATAGGTTAGGTGTTTATTTATTATGGGTTTAGCAATATTTTTATCAATAGTTGGTTTATTAGGCTTTATAGTTGGTTTAATTATGTTAATTATGAATTTAATTAAGAAAAAACCTAAAAAAGTTGGTTTAATCATCACTTGTGTATCAGTAATTTTATTCATTGCTGGGGTTGCTGTCTCACCTTCTACTAGTACTACTTCTTCTACATCAGCTTCTAAAACTGATAAGCCTACTTCAGAAGTAGCAAATTCAAGTTCGACGGAAAGTTCAGATAGCGAAGACGTCACTTTTGATAGTGAAATCAAAGAAGATTCTACACCAAAAGAAGTAAATCCAGCAGATTATAATACCGGAATTACTTATGATACATTAGCTCGAACACCAGACGAACATATTGGAAATAAAGTGACACTATCTGGAGAAATTGTTCAAGTTATTGAAGGAGATGATGCCTCTCAATATCGGATGGCGGTAGATCAAGACTATGATAAAATGGTTCTAATTGAAGTCCCTACTGATCAACTTTCTAGTAGAATATTAGAAAATGACTTAATCACTATTTACGGAGTATCTCAAGGAACTGTTGATTATGAATCTACTATTGGGGGAACAATTACTGTTCCTGCTATTACCGTAGATAAATTCGAAGTAACAGGACAAGCTTAGAACTTAAAGATCAGCCTTCGGGCTTTTCTTTTTATTAATGGCGACTATCACTACCTGCCATTAAGTGGGAGTAATAATATTTTTTTGGAGGAGAAATAATGGCAAAGAAAAAGGTTACAGGAGAAGATGGTAAAACATATGTTATGAAAGAGAAAAAACCATTCTATAAGAGAGTTTGGTTTTGGATTCTAGTGGTAATCGTTGTGTTCATCGTTGGTGGTGCGCTAGGCGGTGGCGATGATAAAAAAGAAACTACTTCTGCTAAAACAGAAAAAGTAAGTAGCAACGATTCTGCTGAGAAAGATACACAGAGTTCTAGTGATCCTTTGAATCAGGACTTTGCTGTTGGAGATACTGTGAGCTACGAGGGCTATGAAATTAAAGTTAATAATGTGCAATACAGTAGCGGTAGTGAGTTCGATACTCCTGATGATGGAAAACAATATGTTATCGCAAACATTACAATTACTAATAATTCTGGTAAAAAGCAGTCCTATAACCCTTATGACTTCAAGCTAAATGCAGATGGTAATGCCACTGATATGGATGAAATCACTACATTAGATAATATTAACCAATTAAATAGTGGCGATTTGGATGATGGTGCTTCAGTTACTGGTGATTTGGTTGGCCAAGCTGATACAAATGCCAAGTTAAAGCTTCAATATGCTACATCTATTTGGAATGATGAAACAGTTGATATTTCTTTAAACTAATAGATCAAAAGATCAGCCTTCGGGCTTTTCTTTTTAAACACAAAAGAACATAAGTTCGTATGCTTCTATTAAAAATACGAATTTTACATCTATTCCCTCTCTATATGTACCAAAAAAAATTAACTATCGTACTAATGACATAGCAATATGAAAGGACTGATTTTATGCGTGGCGGTGTGAGAAAACGTGGAAAACGTTGGTATTATTATTTTGAAGATATCAATGATGATGGCTCAAGAAAAAAAGTGGAGAAAGTTGGTGGAGACACCCGACCAGAGGCCGAAGCTGCTTTACGAAAAGTTTTATCAGATATTGACGAAACAGGACAGTACTTTTTAGGTACGGATACTCGAGTAAAACAATACCTTGATTTTTGGATGGAGGAATACGTTAAACTAAATCTAAAATACAATACCTATGAAAACTACCGATTTACCATCAAAAATCATATAAACGGTTATTTAGGAAAGAAAAAACTTACGGATCTCTCCCCTGCTCTTTTACAAAATTTCATCAATGCTGAATTTAAAAAGGGTTACTCGAAGAAAACAATGACTATTACTCACTCTGTCCTTAAGAATGCGCTGAATATGGCGGTTTATCCTTGGGGGTTAATCAAGCAAAATCCTATGCTGTATGTAAAGATACCAAAATACGAAGAACGACCAACGACTAAAAAAGATCTAAAAATCATTTCTCTTGAGGACTTTGATCATATGCTAGAAATCACTCCTGAAGGCCATCCTTTCTATATTCCTTTGAATATTGGATTTTATACGGGAATGCGCGTTGGCGAAGTTTGTGGTCTGACGTGGGATAATGTCGATTTTTCAAATGGAACAATTACTGTAGAGAAACAAATGGTAAAGAATGATGGCGAATGGGTATATGGTACACCAAAGACAAGCAGTTCCAATCGAACGATTTTTATTGGACAAACCTTGCTAGCAATTCTGAAAAAACATAAGAAACAACAATTAGAAAATCGAATGAAGTATGGAAAGCTCTACATTGATTCAAATGCAGTATGTACGAAGGAAGACGGTGAGCTAGTTACGCCAAGTGTGGTGAAATGGAACACAAGAAGGATATCGAATGCACTCTCCCTCTCTTTTAACTTCCATTCTCTCAGACATACTCATGCTACACTTCTTCTCGAAAATGGCGCAAAAATGAAAGAAATCTCTGAACGATTGGGCCACAGCAGAATTTCAATTACGATGGATACTTACTCGCATGTAACAGATAAGATGAGAAATGAAACGGTCGATATAATGGAAAATCTTAGAAAGAATTCTTGA